GTTTTTAGACATGGCATTGGCGGCAGCCTGGTTCACCAAATATACGAGGAACCGTAGGGTGGCGATGCAGAAAGGGTTTGCCGCGTTGTGGATGGCTAGGAGCTACTTTGACACCTACGTGGAGGAGGACGAAGGTAAGTCAAAAGCATTCAGGCTCTTCTCAACGCTCTGTTCAGGTCATAGGGACACTTCACGTAACAACAGTGCTATCCATGCGGTTAACGTGCGTACGGTGGAGCAAATGGTAGCGATGTTTGATAAACAGGCAAAGATACTATTGGTGCTGGAATCAGGAGATGACGAGGATGAGAAGTTTTCAGACTCGGTTGGAGCAATTCACTTTTTGTTGGTTTGTATGCTGATAATGGCTGTGTTGAACCCGAAGAAGCAGTACGGCGGTTACACTACGCATGGCTTCCTTCAGAGAATGACTGTTGGGACTGATGTGCCCACTATGCCACTATGTAGCGCTTTAGCTCAGTTTGCAAGCGGCAACTGGTACAAGACGGTTTATTTTTGGTATGGCGATATGGTGCAATCTATTAGCGACAACTGCCTGGAGTTGGCCAGAAGGGGAATGTCGCTAGGGATGGCCAGACGCATTGCAACGAGCACTTTAAATGCGGCCATGCGCGTGCCTGTAAGCAGGGAAAAGCAGGCTGGATATAGGAAACTGGAATGGTGGCCATACCGGCACGGGTCAGGAATTCATGGGCTGTGGATTGGAACGGAAGGTGCCGTTAGTGAACCACCCAGCCTGCAACCGGATGTAGTTATGCGGATACCGGCGGATCGGCAGAAAGCAACTGAGGACTGGATAGAAAGCAGGCAACGGAGATCAGGTATAGTGCTTGACGTAGACCAACGTTCACACCTTGCAAGGTTGTGTCTGAAAGGGTCGTACGGGGCGTTGTATAAGAGGAACATGGCAGATGCAACAAGAGAGATGGCTTTAACAAAGTGGCCAGAGCGCAAGTACAACATCGACTATGAGAACTTAACAGCACGGATACTAGAGTGGGCACCACAAATAGAGGTAACACGTATGCTGTTCAGTGGAGCATCAGACAGGAGGCCCATGACAATAGACGAGGTGCTGTCACGATTGGGTTTTGACTCGGATTTTGCTGAAGCCGTGGGTGGAATCAGAGTACTGTACGAAAAAATGCGGCCGAGGCTGAAGGCCAATTTTGAGGTGCCC